GTCTCGACGTCGACCGTTGGCTGGACCGCGCGTTGAACGCGGGGATCGATCCGCTGTGAGCCGCGCCAGGCCCAAAGTCAGGATGCTGGTATTGGAGGATCCACTGCTCAAAGTCGTCCGAGGCAGGGCGGTGGCGGGCGGCTTCTCGATGGCCATCGCCAAACTGGCCGAGGCGGAACGCGCGCCCTTCATCATCTGCATGCCGTGGAGCGATCCACCCGTCGTCGCCGACAACATCAAGGCCACGTGCATGGGATGCCGTTGCACCTTGCAGCATCGTCCTCAGGCCCCATCGGCGCCGCCAAAGGTTTGCGTCCATTGTGCGCCCGAATGGGTCGCGGCGACGCGGCACTGATGCCCATCCGCCACGAACTGTTGCCGTTGTATGGCACCGACTGGCCCGACGTCTCCCATCGCATCCGCTTCGTCCGGGCTGGCGGCCGCCGCGTTTACGTGCACGCATTGCTCCCGAAGTGGGAATACACGGTCGCCGAGATGCGGACCGAGATGCTCGACGACCTGGAGCACCTCGCCGCGACCGGCGAGCAACCGAAGGCCGCGACGCGATGAGTTGTCCGGACATCATGCACCTGATCGAGGAGGCCATTACCTGGATCGTTGTGCCCGTGCTGGGGTTTCTCGCCGGGCGTTGGGCCTCGCGGCCCTGACCCGCCTTTGCCTCCCCGGTCGCGAATGCGAACCGATTGCCTTGCTTAATCGGTGTGCGAATAAGTCAATTACTTATCGTCGCGCCGCCTGATCTTCGGCACCGGCAGGGCCAGCGGCGTCCACCCGGCGATTGTTCGCGCGCATTCCCGCGCCTGCTCAACCGACAATCCCGGTGCCATCCGGCGCAGCGCGAGCATCGCGTCGAACTCGCCGCCGAACTCGTAAGCGGCACGGACCAGAGCCGCGTCGGTCTCCGAGACCATGAACATCGTCAGAGCCTACGCGCCTTTGCTTGCCAGGTCGCGAATGCGTTCCGAATGCCTTGCTACACCCGCACAGGGCCGTTCCGGACCTAATTCATCGGCCCTGGCGTGCACCGCACCATATGAGCGGAGCCGACCCTGTCGCTGGAGCACCCGTTCATGCAGCTTGACATCGCCGCCAATCACGCGCCTCCCTATGCCCTCCCCGATGCACGAGGGCCGCCGCTCTCCTCGATCGCGTCGTGCGTGAGCTACGTCGAAAATCCCGATTTAATCAGCAGCAAGCTCGCCGGTCACGGCGGAGCCCGCCCCAATTCAGGCGGTGCGCGCGAGAATTCCGGAGGCGCCCGCGCAGGCGCTGGCCGTCCTTACAAAGTGATTCCGATTCGCATGCCCACCGGCAGGTTTCTCTGGTACGTGGCCCGCGCGGTCCACACTCAAACCGACGTGGCCGAGTCCGATATCTGGGCCGCGGGCTTTGAGATCTTCAGTCCACAAATATTCAGGCCCGCCGTCCCGGCACATCGCGACTTCGCGGGCGTGTTCGTCCACGCCAGAGGCGAACGGTTCGATCCTCTCTTCGTGCGTTACGTCATCGTTTCATTGGATCTCACTGACCCGAGCTGGCGTGAAATCCCGAACATGGACAGCGTCGAGCGCATTATCTCAGGCGGTCATTCGAGCAACAACGGCATCGGCATACCGATCGCCGTCCGTGACGCCGAAATTGAAGGGTTGCGCAAAGAACTCTCGCCGGACGGTTGTCTCTATCCGAAGGGCTACCGGGTCGCGCCGAACGGGCGATACTACCCGGAAGCGCACTTTCACACGCGCGGCGAGCCGATCGGCGTTGGCACGTCATTGCGGATCCCGGACGGCCCGGAAGGAAACAGCACCGGCATCTGCGAATCGAGCGATGGCGCCCGGATTGTCATGCTCATGGGCTGGTTCAACCGCGACAAGGTCCGAACGCACGTGTCGCAGTCCGCCGTCGAGGCTGTGTGAAGTTATTCGAGAGGTGGCGGCGGTGGATCATCCGGCCACCTGACTGTCACCAGTTTCGCCAACAACGGCGCGAGTAGTTCCAGGACTGACACGAGCCGGTCCAGTGTCGCGGCGATGGGCGGCGTTGACGCGTGATCGGACGGATTGGGTTTCCGACCAGCTCCCGGACGCCGGCCACCCCGACCACCTGGCGCTGGCGAGGGCGGCAAGATAGACGCCAGCTCGGGAACGTTGACATCGCTGCTCTCTATTAAGCGCAGCACCGTGGCCCTGTTCGGCGTTCCCGCAACGCGTCCACCTGTTTTGCGCCCCTTCGCCATCAGCGGATTATGCCCGCTCCAGGACTCCAGACAAGATGCATTATCTGTAATGGCGAACGAGCTACTTTCACTGCCGCCCGGTTCTATTCCGGCGCAGGCCACGAGCGATGACGACATGGTCGCGCTCTGGCTCCGCGGCTATCGCTCGCCGCATACCCGGCGTGGCTACGCGATCGACGTGACCGCCTTCCGCGCCTTCGCCGTAATGCCGCTGGCCGCTGTTACCGTGCGCGTGATTCAGGCGTTCGCCGTATCTCTGGAACATCTGGCGGCGGCAACGGCCGCGCGCCGGCTGTCCGCGGTGAAAAGCCTGATCGCCCTCGCTCACCGTCTCGGATACCTGCCGTTTGACGTTGGCGCCGTGATCATGCTGCCCGCGATCAAGGACACGCTGGCCGAGCGCATTCTGTCCGAGTGGCAGGTGCAGCGCATGCTGGAATTGGTGCGCCGGCCGCGCGATGCGGCGATGCTGCGCATGATTTACGGATGCGGCCTTCGCATATCTGAGGCCTGCGGCCTGCTCTGGCGCGATCTTACGCCTCGTGATGACGCCGGCCAGGCCAACGTCTTTGGCAAGGGCGGCAAGACGCGGGCCATTCTCCTGAGTAAGTCATTGTGGGACCGGATCATTACGCTGCGCGGAAGCGCCGGGCTGGATGACCATGTATTCCGCGCCCGCTACGGCGGCGGCCTGGATCCGTCTCGGGTTCACCAAATTGTCAAAGCGGCGGCGAAACGCGCTGGGCTTTCGGCGGCGGTTTCTGCCCATTGGTTGCGGCACGCAGCCTGTTCTCACGCGCTTTCGCGTGGTGCGCCGGTACACGTGGTGCAGTCGAGCCTGGGTCACAGCAGTTTGACGACGACAACTCGTTATTCTCACGCCAGACCTGACGACTCAATTTCGAAGTATCTGGTCGCATGAATACTCGCACCAAGACTGGCGGGCGAACTAAAGGCACGCCGAATAAGCCGAAGGTCACGCCCGTTTCGGCCCCCGCCCCCGACTTATTGCCCTCCGCGCGCGCGCGCGAGGCTCTGCCCGACACCGCGTCCCCGTTCCCTCGATATCGTCTGGCCAAAACCGACAGTTTGGTGCCGTACGCGAACAACGCCAGGACGCACACTCCCGCGCAAATCGACAAGATCATCGCGAGCCTGAAGGAGTTCGGTTTCACCAATCCCGTGCTGACGGATGGCAGGCGGGGGATCATCGCCGGGCATGGGCGCGTCCTCGCGGCGGCTCAACTCGGGATGGCCGAGGTGCCGACGATTGAGCTGTCGCACCTCTCAGCGGCCCAGCGGCGGGCCTACGTGCTCGCGGACAACCGGCTGGCCCTGGACGCGGGCTGGGACGATGAGCTGCTGACCCTTGAGCTGGGCGAATTGCGCGACGCCGGGTTCGATCTGGCGCTGACAGGGTTCGACGGGCTGGAACTGGATGCGCTGTTCGGCCCAATCGGCGGCTTGTTGGATCCCGGCTCGGCAGATGACGCCGGCCCCGTCGCATTCGACGCGGCGCCGGGTGATAAGGTTTGTTGCCCGTCCTGCGGCCACGAATTTGCGACGGTCGACAAGAGGTTTCGTGAGATCGCCGAGCGGACTGCGAAACGCGCCGCCTGATGCCCACCCGAAAACCGCCGAAGTCCAAAAGCGTACAGCCCACGCCCAAGCGCCCCGCGCACCGGCCGGCCTACGTCCCCACCGAACAGGGCCGCGCCCAGGTCGCCGCGATGACGATCGCCTCCATCGATCAGCACATGATCGCGCACGCCCTGCGGATCAGCCGGGGCACCTTGCGCAAGCACTACCGGCGGGAACTCGACGTGTCGTACGCCATCATCCTGGCGGAGATCGCCGGCAAATGCGTCACGCTCGCGCGCGGCGGTAGTGAGAAGATGATTCAGTTCTACCTCGAATGTCACGGGTGGGTGCGCAGCGAACGCCTCGTCGTCGCTGACGGCGGGATCGATGATACCGATATCGCGTCTCTCTCGGATGCCCAGATCGCCGCGCGCATCGCGAAGCTACAAGGGAAACGACGCCGATGAGCGACACCGCTGATCCGATGGACGCCGCTCGTGACGCCGCGATCGTGGCGCTGTTCAACTTTGTCCGGCTATTGGCCGCCGACGATCTGACACGCAGTGGCCTGGTCATCGCCGAGCAAACGAGGTTCGACGACGCGCGCGAAGCGGCAGGCCGTTCGGCTTAGGCCGAAAGGATTAGCCCTCCGCCCGGTTCGTTTCGATCTTCCGACCGGCGCGAGCGTACCTCTCAGGTTCCAGAAGTCTTCCTTAGTTCGGAGTTCCCGCATGCCAACCGCCGCCACCATGCCGACCACCGTCCTCCGCGGCAAGGCGATCATCGCCACCGTGCATCAGTATGCCCTCAACAAAGCCAAAGCCGACAAGGCCGACGCCGAGAACAAGCTACTGAAGGACGAGATCATCAAGGCCATGGGTGGCGCGACGGTCGCCTCGTGCGGGACGCATATGGTACGCGTGACCGAGACTGACGGCACACCGGCGAAGCCAAATCTTGTCATCGGCAAGGAACATATCGGACTCGTGATCGCCGGGTCGAAAGGCCGCGCCGGTGGCACCAGACTTGAGGTCATTTAACCCCACCGAAACTCACGAAAACGTAGCGCCAAACAGCGTAAAACCGTTGATATCAACCCACAACGGACCTATATTCCCGGTATGTTCTTTCGGCGCAAATCGCTGACCTTGGAGGGCATCGACGAACGATTGAGCGTCGTCGAGATCGCGCTGGGAATCACCCGAACGGACATGCCCCGCGAACCGCCAGAGTTGAGTAACGGACTCCGCGCGGCGCTGGCCTCATACCGAAAAGCGCTGCGGCGCGACCTGGCGAAACGGGAAGTCGACGCGGAATAGCTCGCGGCATCTCCGCATGGATTAAATGTGTCACCTCTCGGCCTCCGCGAACGCCCGGCTCGGGACACCGAGCTGGCGTTCCTTACCGAAATCGCCCGCCGCCGTGAATGCCGCCGTTCGTTTCTCGCATGGTGCATCGAGGCGCTCAAACCATTCGGGCAAACGCCGGCGGCGCATCATCGGCTGATCATCGACGAGTTGCAGAAGGTCGCCGATGGATTGACGCGGCGGCTGATGATGCTCGCTCCTCCCGGGTCCGCCAAGAGCCGGTATACGTCGCAGTTGTTTCCCGCGTTTCTGTTCGCCCGGCGGCGCGGAATGAAGCTGCTCGGCGCGAGCCACGGCGCCAAGCTGGCGCATGACTTCTCCGGGAAGATCCACGATCTGATCCACGACAACGCGGCGACGCTTGGCTATGGGCTGCGCTCGGAAGCCGTGGAACGTTGGAAAACCACGAACGGCGGCGAGTACCTCGCGGCCGGTGTCCAGGGGCGCATCCCCGGGTTCCGGGCCGACGGCGCGTTGCTGGATGATGTCATTGGCGGACGGCGCGCGGCGGACAGCCCGGCCGACCGCAAGCAGGTCTGGGATTGGTACAACGGCGACCTGGAGCGCCGCCTGACGCCGCGATCGTGGGTCGTGCTGATCATGACCCCCTGGCACGAAGCCGACCTCGCTGGCGAGCTGCTCCGGCTTGAGGCGCACCGCTGGCGGGTCGTGCGTATGCCGGCCGAGGCCGAGGCGGACGATATGCTCGGCCGCGCGCCGGGCGAATGGCTGTGGTCCGACGACGAGAGTTATCCCTATGGCGCCGAGCTGGCGGATATCAAGCAAGCATTGTCCGCTCGCGGCGCCGGGCGCGAGTGGACAGCGCAGTATCAGGGCAGGCCTGTTCCAGACACCGGTGATTACTTTCGCCGCGAGTGGCTGCGCTCGGTTCCGACACTTCCACCGCGATCGAGCCTGCGGGTGTTCGGCGCCTCAGACTACGCCGTGACGGATCAGGGCGGCGACTGGACGGTACACATCGTTGTGGGAGTCGACTCAGACGACCGGCTCTATCTGTGCGACATGTGGCGTGGCCAAACATCCTCCGATGTGTGGGTCGAGGCGTTCTGCGATCTCGTCATCCAATGGAAACCGATGGGCTGGGCCGAAGAGACGGGGCAAATCAAGGCGGCGATGGGGCCGCTGATCGACAAACGATCGCGCGAGCGCAGGGCTTATGTGGCGAGGACGGCGTTTCCGACCCGTGGCGATAAGTCAGTCCGGGCTCAGAGTTTCAGGGGCAGGATCGCCTTGAACGGATTTCACATCCCGGAGAATTTTCCGGATCGCGCGGATATCGAGGGAGAGTTGCTGAGTTTCCCGGCCGGAAGGCATGACGATATCGTCGACAGCCTCGGACTCTGCGGAATGCTCCTGGATATCATGATTCCCCCGCCCGGGCCGAAGCCGGATGCGCCGCCTCGCGATTCATGGGACCGAGCGTTCAATCGCGACGCGGACGGGGATCAGGACTGGAAAACCGCCTGAGGGGTCACCGTTTCGCGGAAGCGGCAAGCAGGAGCGCGTTGTCCGAGTCTGACTTCGATTGTTCCGCCACCGCGAACAGGAACATGCACTGCTCCTGAGTGAAATTCGCCGCCAGACACTTTGGCATGAAGACGGCCGCTCGCTTCTCTTCTGAGTCACACCCGGTGAGCATGAGGATCAGACCAAAGGCCAGAGCGGTTCGCATCTTCATTCCTTCAGCGCCGCGTCGATCATCGCGCACCAGATAAAGTCCGCCTCCCCTGGCGTGGCCAGTTCTTGGCTCTTGCACATTGTGAATGTCGGTGTGCGCATCGCCTCGATAATGACCTTCGCGAAGATGCGAGCGCGCTCCGTCGATATGCGCCGCCCCATGATGCCGGCGCACTCGGTTTCGATTTCACGAGCGACGCGTTCGACCATCTCGCTCATGCCCGCAATGCCATCATCAGGCATTCCACCGCCTCATAGTCTCGGTTGGCGATCAACAGGGCGGCTCTCGATTGGTTCATGAAGCGCTCCGCGGCCGGGCTGTTTTGCATCACCATCGCCGCGCACACCCGGCTCCAGGCGTCGGCGCGAAGTGTGCCGGCGACGTCCAGGATGTCGATGGGCTCGTTCACTGGCGCCTCCTCTTTCGCCGCCGGATGATTTCCCGCTTCCCGGCCTTCGGCTTCGTCGGCGGTATATCGTCCCTATGCCTCTGCGGGCTAACTCTCGCGGCGATCGCCGGCAACGGATAGCCGTGGTCCCGCTTGTGCTCGGCGTTGAACCGCAGGACCTCCTCGCCGATCGCCTGACCCAGTGCGATGCGCGCGTAGTCGTCGTCACCGTCCTCAACCAATGCCGCCACCGATAGCGGATTGATCGATACCGGCGCTTCCCACAGCACCCGGCGCAACAGGCGCGGCAGCCCGTCGAACGCGGCCCAGCTCGCGGCGTTCGGCTCGGTCGTTCCGATGCCTTTCGCGACGGCGCTGTTGGTCGGGTGCTTCGGCATTGAGCCGATCCTATCACAATTCTGTTATTTTCAGCGGGAGGCATCGCTTGAGCGCATCGACGTCCCTCGCTGTCAGGCCAGCGCCCCTCGGCCACAATGGCGGCCCGACGATCGATGCCTATCCCGGTGACGAAACGAAGCTCCTGGCCAAGCTGATCGGGTACTTCGAGTCGGCCGAGTTGGCCAGTCTCGACGAACGCGAAATGGCCGAGAAGTGCCGCGATTATTTCGATGGCCGCCAGTGGACGCCTGATGAGATGCGCGTGTTGCGGGCTCGCCATCAGCCAGCCTCTGTCGATAATTACGTCAAGCGCAAGATCGAATTGCTCGCGGGCCTGGAAAGGCGGGGCCGGTCGGACCCGAAGGCTTATCCGCGCACCCCAACCGAGGACAACCGGGCGGACGCCGCCACCCAGGCGCTGCGCTACGTCATGGACGATCAACGTTACGACGTCGTTCGGTCCAGCGTTTTCGACAACATCCTGATCGAAGGCATGGGCGGCTGCGAGGTCGTGGTCGAAAGGGACAAGGCCACCGGCGGCTATAACGTCGTTTGCCATCATCTGACCTGGGATCGCTTGTTCCGCGACCCGCACAGCGCGCACCCCGGTTTCACCGACGCGAAGTTCCTCGGCATCTGCATCTGGTCGGATCGCGAGGACATGCTCGACGAATATCCCGGCTGCGAGGATATACTAAGCGAAACGTTCGACTATGCGGGCGGCCAGACTTATGGCGATAAGCCAACCTACACCTGGTCCGACGCGAGGCGCCGGCGCGTCCGGGTCGTGCAAATCTGGTGGAAGCTCCGCGAGGACTGGTGGACGGCCACATTTACCCACGGCGGTTTTTTGGAAAGCCCGTCGAAGTCGCCTTACCTCGACCGGCACGGCAACGCGACATGCCCGCTGATCCTGCGCTCCGCTTACTGCGACCGGGACCTGCAACGTTACGGCGTGGTCAAGGACATGATCTCGCCGCAGGATAACATCAACAAGCGCCTGTCGAAGCTCATGCATCTGCTGAGCGTCAACCAGGTGCTGATGGAGGAAGGCGCCGCCCCCGACGTCGATCTGATCAGAGCCGAGGCCGCGAAGCCGGACGGGGTCCTGGTCTACAACAAGGGGTTCGAGTTCAAGATCATCCAGAATCAGGTGGAGATCGAGGGCCAGTTCAAGCTGCTGCAGCACGCCATCCAGCAGATGAACGTGACCGGCCCCAACGCGTCCATGGCGGGCAAGGACCCGAGAGAACAATCCGGAAGGGCGATCATCGCGCAACAGGCCGGTGGCCAAATGGAGCACGAACCGATCGCGGACGCCCTCCGCCAGCATACGCACAAAGTGGCGGAAGCCATGTGGATGCGGATCAAGCAATTCTGGACCGAGGAAAAGTGGATCCGGGTCACGGACTCGGACAAGACCGTGAAGTTCGTCGGCCTGAACCATCCCGTTACGATCGCCGATCTGCTCGGCAACCTGGATCAGGCCCAGCCGATTCAAATGCAAATCAAAGGCCTGCCGAAGCTGGACGCCAAGGCCGTCATGTACGGATTGCGGCTCCAGCCGAACGATCCGCGCCTGCAGACGGTGGTCAAGATCGAGAATGACGTGAACGACATGGATGTCGATATTACCGTCGAAGAGGGACCCGACAACCCAACGATGCAGGCCGAGCAGTTCCAGACGATCATGCAACTCCCCATTCAGATACTGCAACAGTTCCCGCCGGCGTTCATCATCAAGGCATCCTCGCTGCGCAACAAGGATGAGCTGATCAAAATGCTGGACGAGCATCAACAGGCGCAGGCCCGGGACGCGAACAGTAAGCAGGCTCTGGAAACCGGCGCGGCGCAGGCGCAGATCGCCAAAACCGCCGCCCAGGCGAAGGACATCGGCGCGCAGACCGTCGAGCGGCTGCATGGCATGGCGTTGGATCATTCGGCCGGTAACGCGCCGCCGGACAACGCGCTGATGCCGCCGGCTCCCGCACCGCTCGATCCGCTGGCGGTGGATCAGCAATACCACGCGCAAACCATTGATAAGTCAAAACTAGCTTTAGCTGCCGACCAACAGGCGCACGACCAGGCCATGGACGTCGCCGGCCACGCGCTGGCGGTGCATCAGGCGATGACGCCGCCGGCCCCGCCCGCGCCGGCCGGTCCGTGATATACTATGTCGCGTGACAGGGAGTGATCGCGATGGCTGATGCTGAGACGAAGCTTCCCGACGGGTGGATATACCTCGATTATTCGAACACGCTCCAAAGTTCCGGCGGATCGGTTCTGCTGGCCAGCTCGGACCCGTCCCTCTGGGCGCGGCAGATCAACGACTTCGAATTCGCCGATGGCCCCGAGTGGTCGCCGGAGCAGCTCGCCGCGATGCGCCGCGAGGCCAGCGAGGGTCCAGCCAAGATCAGATGCATATCGCTGACCTTGGAGTATGTGCCGCCGTCAGTTGATCCCGCTCAGGAGCGAGACATATCCGTTTCCACGTTGGCATGGGCGGATTGGCGCCGGAGGGTAACGGCGCGCGAGGTTCGGAAAATCAAGTGGAGCGCGCCGAACGATCCCGCGTCCTTCAACCCCTCCGCCGCCGACGTGGAAAAGATCAACGCATTGACCTATCGCGAGCCTTCGCGCGAGCTGGCCACGCTGATCACGGCCGTCAACGAATATGTTCTCCGCATCACCGGGCTTGCCGCGTTGCCATCCGTGTCGCCGAACGATCCCGGGTCCTCCGAACGACCCTACCATCTGCGCCCGGACGGCTTTTATTGGGGCGACAAGCGGATCAGCACCAATCTCGGGCCGGTCACCTTGAACATGCTCAATCACGCGGACGCGATCTTGCAGGCCAACGGGATCATGAACGCCAACGGTGAGATGATCGAGACAATCTACCGCGCCATGAAGGCGATGGAGCCCGACACTTTGCAATCCCCGCCGAGCGACGGGGTTCCGCCTTGGGCGCAGGACGCACTCGCCGAAGTCGAAGATTTGAAGCGGCAACTGGTGAACGCTTATCTCGAACGTGACGAAGCGCATTCCGAAAGAGATGATGCGCGGGCCGAACGGGGCAGCGCCCGGGCTGAAGCGGACCAGATGCGAGCCGAGCGGAACAACGCCCTGATAGTGGCGGGTCAGTACGTCGGAAAGATCACTGCCCTCCGCGCCGAACTCCGCGCCGCGCACGATGCGTTGGGCCAGCGTCCAGCCCCCGCCGAACCGAAACCTTCGAACCACAATCCGTTCCGTGAGTTCCCGGGCGATCGGCGTCGGGTTGGCGGATGACCCGCTACGTCACCCGCGCCTGGATCGACGACGATGCCTCGCTTGAGGACCGCGAAACACAGCGGACGATCACGGTGCACGAACGCGACGGGACGACGGATACCGGGCTGGTCGACGCGGCCGGGGTGAAGATTTACCGCGTGGCCGATCGGGTGCCGATGGGGTTTCGCGCGAGGTAACGATCGATCGCGTCGGCGACGTGCCTGGGCCGAACGTCCGCCATCTGACGCCGGGCGAATGGCTTCCACCAGACGGACGGCGGTCGGCACTTAAAGAAAATCGGGCTTTCGGGATCGACATCAATCGCGGCGCGCGCCGCGCCCTCCATCCTCACCCTAAACCCAGGAGTCCCCCAATGAAACGCTACCTCAAGACGCTTGTCGTCGCACTGCTGCTCGCCTGTTCCGGCGTCGCCATCGCCCAGGTCGCGCCGGTTGGCCAGACCAGAGGCGGGGCGATCAGTCCGTCAGTGTTCAACAACAACAGTGACCCCGCCGGCTTCAACCAAATGAGCCTGACCTCCGCCGCCGTGGCTTTGGCCACCTCGACGGCGCAGGCGACCTTCGGCCCTGGCGGCGAGGTTCTCACCGGACAGGTCATCACGACCAAAACCACGGTGATCACGACCTGTTCCGGGACGACTGGCTTTACCCTGCCCGCGGTGCAGAGGTTCGAGGCGATCCTGCTCATCAACCGCTCCGGCGGCTCTTGCCTGATCTGGCCGTCGGTTGGCGCCGCGCTGGAGACCGCGCTCGGCACGACCGCCGCGGTGAACGCCAGTTTCACCATGCTGACGAACACGGATGTGACGTTCCGCCCGACAATCGTTGGCACCACGGTGACCTGGTACCAGTGATCAGAGCCCTCTGATGCCGAACGTCGGCCTGTCAGGCGCGGTCTCGCTCGACAGTTTGATCCTCATCCCCTCGAGCCGCTTGATCGCCGCGCCGAGTGGCCGATCGAAACACCGCACCAGGATGATCAGTTCGCGGAGATGCGCCACCGAAAATCCGTCGGTGTCGCGAACCCAATGTTCCAGCTCGGTGCCTTCGAGCGTTGGATCCTTGGCCTTCAGATAGATACGGCGCGCGGCGGGGCTCGGCATGCCGATGAATTCGACGGTGTCGAACCGCGACGGCCGGTCGACGAAGCGCTTATCCAGTCTCTCGGGGTAGTTCGTCGTGGCGATATAGCAGATGCGATCGACCTGGGTTTCGCCGTCCAGCAGCGCCAGGAATTCGGACTCGCCCCCTTGCCGCTGCACCAACGAGTCGAGGTCCTCCATCAACGCGACGATCGGCCGGTCGG